CACCGCCACCACCTGTTCCGCCTGACATGTAAGCCAAACCTGAGTTAGCACTATTGGAAGCAGTAAAAGTACCTGGTGAGTTAGTAATAGTAACTGGAACAAAACCGCCTGCGCCTGCTGATCCTGAAGAGGCAGCTGTAATTCTTCCTTGTGCGTCTACTGTAATTGATGCTGAAGTAAACGACCCTGCAGAAACTGAAGTGTTTGCTAGTTTATCTGCAGTAACAGCATCGTCTGCAATCATATCAGTAGCAACTTGTACTTCACCAATAGTTCCAGCAGAAGCTGCTCCCAAAACTCTATTTGCAGTTGTAGTGTCTTGCATTTTTGCAAAAGTCACAGCATCATCTGCAATTTGTGCAGTTGCAATTGTGCCTGTTAAATTTGCAGCAGCAACAGTTCCACCTAAAGTATCTAAAGAAATTTCATTTAGGTTAGTTCCATCTGAATATGCTGCATAAATTTTTGCTTGGTCTAAAGTAAATCCTGTTCCTGATGCAGTTTTAATTGTAAGGTTAGTTGGATTTGTTAATCCTGTTGCATCGAATATATAAAATTTTTCTATTGAATCTGGAATAGTACAAACTGTGCTTGCAGCAATTGTTGCAGTAGCAAATTTTATTACTAAATTCCTTGCATTTGATAAAGCACCATCAGACATAACAAGATTTATAGTTCCACCACTTGAAAGTGTTACTTGTTCAAAACCTGCAACGGCTTGTTGTACTAAATTTAAATTTGTGTTTGTTTTATCTCCCCATGTACCAGCGTTTTCACCGGTAGCCATAAGTTCTAGTTTTAGATCACTTGAGTAAGTTGATGCCATAAAAAATTCTCCTTAATTACTTTCTATTTTACATGAACTAAGCTGCCAAATCAACCTCTGTCCAAGTATTTGATACTCCTAAGTCTATTTCAGACCACGCAGTAATATTAACGCTACCTACAGAAGAAGTCAATAACTGACCTGTAGGTATGACTAATCCATCCCCCGTAATTCCTTCTTCTCCTAAACTCGAGGTAATAGAAACTCCTGTTACGCCTACTATTTGAGCTGGCACTTCACTAGGAGTGCCTAAGCTTGAAGTTAGAGATTGTCCCGTGGCTGGTTCTATTGTACTCTGCTCAAGTGTTTGAGTTCCTAAACTTAATGCCATAGAAGGTGATGTCACAGGAACATCTAGGAATAAACCTGCAATTGCATTACCTATCGAAGTGCTTATCGATTGGCCACTAATAGATTCGTTTGTTGTTTGCTCTAATGAAAAAGATCCCAAAGATGAGTTGACTGTATGTTCTGCTACAGTAATTGATAAATCAGCGTCTGCAAGTGTTGAATAAACTCCTAAAGTAGTTGAAATGGATTGCCCAGTTACAGAAATCGTTACATCAGTAAATGCTGTTTCCGAACCGATTGCAGAAGTTAATGCTAAACCCGCTGAATTAATGGCTGAATAATTTACACCCCAACCTAAGTTTCCATAAGTATCTCTACCCCAACCTTCACCGATTAAGAAAGTTGGATCAACTGTGGAAGCTCCCACTGACGTTGTAGCAGCAATACCAGTTACAGGCACCCCTATATCAATTACTTCATCCCCAATTGCTGTGGTTAAAGATAAACCTGTAGCATTAAATAAGAAAGAAATACCTGCTGTCCCTGATCCGACTGTAGATGTTAGTGCAGTTCCGGTTACTCCCACATCTGCGTCAGCTTGAAGAGTAACACTCGCAACGGACGAAGTTAGACTAATTCCTGTTACGGGAACCGTTGGTGCATTTAGTTCACCCCATTGGTTTTCACCCCAAGAATCTCCACCCCATCCAACTTCTATCACTCCAACAGCAGTAACACTACCAATTGCCGTAGTTAATGTTTGACCACTAATCATAGCATCCGGTGCAGCATCAGCTACTCCTATGCTTGATGATAAAGTTAGTCCTGTAGCTGCAATAGTTTGATCGATTGATACTACATTAGATCCAATTGATGATGTTAATGACTGACCAGTTACAGCTCCTGAAAAAGCAGTTGATGCAGTTACGTTTCCAATACTCGAAGTGAGGGCTGATCCAGTAACAAGGTTACCAATTTGGCCCCATTCACTAAATCCCCAAGTGTTAGCACCCCATCCATTATTTAAAAGATCGATTGATGTATCACCAACTGAAAGTGTGGCTGTTGAACCTGTTACAGGTTCGATTGTGTTTAATTCTATTGAGTTATTGCCAAGACTTGAGGTAACACTTACTCCAGATACTAACTGTGTAAAATCGTTCTGTGCTCCGTAATTACCAGCTGACCATGTAAGTGAACCCCAAGTGTTTGACATAAAAACATTCTACTCCTTATGCTAATCTTAATATAGCAGCAGATGTTGTGAACGCAGGGAACTGGATTGTAAATGTTCCAGACGTTGCAGTTTTATCTCCACCAAAATCTAACACCGCTACTGCATCAGTGGTGCCTGAACCACCGTCAGTTGTTGTGTTGTAAATTAAAGCTCCTCTTGCAGTAAGGGTTACCCCCACAAATGATAAGTCAGCAAAATCAGTAATAGCTACTGAAGATGAAACTTTAACACCTTGGTTTACTAATGCTTTTCCTCCTGCAGAATAACCTGATGAAGATACTTCATTGGTTGTTGCATAATTAGTAGTTGATTTTCCTAAAGTTGCAGAACTTGTAAACATAGCTAACTTGTAAGTGTCAGATGATGTATCAAAGTCATGCTTTGCTTGTAGCAATTGTTTCTTAAAAGAATCACATATTGCGTTTGTTGTTATTGCCATAATTGGCCTCCTTTTTAATTTGTGTTAGGAGTAGGACTTGGAATTTTTATTCTTGGAACTCCATCATCGTACTCAGCTCGTCTTCTTCTACCCATTTGTTGTAGGGCAAAATTCTGTACTTCTTCATTATACTTACTTTCATAGAGCTTGTACATATCCATGGGTCCTTTTAAAAATCTAAAACATTCAGCTAACACACCATGAAGTAACATCGATTCTTGATATTTAGCTAAATATGTTTGATTTGATGATGTAAATTCTGGCGGGTCCTGTATATAATTTATTTGAATTGTATCAGCAGCGGCAGGTACAGGTGCTACAATAATATTAAGTTCATCCCAATTAGCAAAATATCTAGGAGTTCCTTGTGCTCCAGTTCCATTAAATTCCGATATAAAACTAGTATCTCTTTTTTCTAAAAAGCTTCTATTTCCACTACTATCTAAGCGTTCAACAGATCTTAAAATTAACGCATCTGATGGCATAGAAACTGCACGATTTCCTGCAGTAAAATTAGAATTTGCATATTTTCTAAGATCATCATAATCTACTTTACCGGCTACATCTAATTCAACATTTCTAATAAATTCCTGTATTTGTGAATCAGATAAAACAGTGCTACTGACCTCTGTATAGTTTCTTACTTGTGTTAAAAAATTTGCATGTGTAATAGCCATTATGTAATATTTACCTCTACCTTTCCTATTGTGGATAACAATTCTCTTCTTCTATTTTGTAATGAGGGATCTTCTGGTATCATACTATGTAAAATTGAAGTTACTTGAACACCATCAATGACTCTTGTAATTATAATATCTTGAGTTTTAAATGCAAATTCACCAGGTAAGGTTAAATTAGCTACACCAACCATTGCGCCACCTGAATTAGTAATAGTCACATCACTTGTATTTGTATTAATAAAAGGCTGGATTGGTTGTTGAAATTTTTGGTTTCTTGAATTTTGTAAAGCTATTGCATCAGCAGTATTATGTTTCCTTCTAATCTGTGGGTGTTTTGGTTCAAATTCAGAGATATGTACCAAAGAACCATTCCATTCTTTTACCATTTCTGTATATGGAAAAGCCATTCCTGATCTATCTGATATAGCTTGAGATCTTTTTCCTGTTGCGTATTTAGCCATTATATGCCTGTCGGGTAAAATGATTGTGGTGTAATATATGTAGAAGTTCTTTGACCATCTTCATCGAGGGCTCTTTTTAGTTGATCTTCATATATTAATTTATTTTGTTGGACTAGCTGTGGTGAATTTTTCATAGCAAGATAGTAAGCTAATCCTGATACCATACATGGTAAAAACCTAAAAACCACATCTGCCTCATTTGTGTA